CTATTGCTTTAACTAAAAAACTCGTAGAAGAGAATAAAAGGTTAAAGAAAAATCTATCTAGTGGTGAAGAAACATTACTTAATACCTATAAGCAATCTGCGGAGCTAGAGCTAGAAATGGCTAAAAGAGCATACCGCGAAGCTTACGAATCAGGTGAAACTGATGCGGTGGTTGAAGCACAGGAAAAACTACAAAACGCCACTTATAGGATGCAGCAGCTAGCAAACTATCGTCCAGCTCATGCTTTACAAGCTGAAGTAGATGAGGTAAATAGTGAGCAAAGTGTGGCACAACCTGCTAAGGTTAAGCCAGACCAGAAAACTTTGGACTGGCAAGACCAGAATCCTTGGTTTGGTACTGACAGAATGATGACCGGTATGGCTATGGGGCTTGACCAAGAGCTTAAAGCCAAACATGGTTCAGCATATGTTGGTACTGATGAATACTGGCAGACCATCGACAAAACGATGCGCCAATATTTTCCTGATTATTTTGGGGAAGAAAAAACGGATAACGGGGGCGGCAAGCCCGTTAAAAACTCCGACAGTAAACCTGCCAATGTGGTTGCTCCAGCATCACGCAGTCGGTCTCCAAAAAAGATCGTATTAAAGCAATCTCAGCTTGCGCTGGCTAAAAAACTGGGACTTACCCCAGAGCAGTACGCTGCTGAATATGCAAAGACACTTAAAGGAGAATAACCATGACTGAGCAGAAAAATACTAGACTTGCACGCGAACTTGAAACACGAGATGTAGCTGAGCGACCAAAATCGTGGCAACCGGCATCAACCCTGCCAGAGCCAGATAAACAGCCCGGCTATGAGTATCGTTGGGTACGTACCTCAATGTTGAATGAAGCTGATCCTCGTAACGTATCGTCAAAGTTACGTGAAGGGTGGGAGCCAGTTCGTATTGAAGAACAACCCAAATTTAAAATGCTTACAGACCCAGATAGTCGTTTTAAAGACAATATCGAAGTCTCAGGCTTATTGTTATGCAAGATGCCAACTGAATTTGTTGAGCAGCGTAATGAGTATTACGCGAAAAAAGCTCAATCTCAGACGGAATCTGTTAACAATAATTTCATGCGCGAGAATGATCCTCGTATGCCTCTGTTCGCAGACCGCAAATCGAAGACTACATTCGGGCAAGGTAATTAATTTCTTTCGGAGAAAATCTCATGGCAGCTTACGGTTTAAAACCTGTAAAGCGCGCTGACGGTATGCCATATGCTGGCGCCGTTACGCACTACAAGATTGACCCCGCTGGTGAAGCAACTAACCTATTTTACGGTCAAGTTGTAATCCTAGGGGCTGACGGCTACGTTGCTTTGGCAACTGCTTCAGGCGCAGACGCTACCACCAATAACTTGGGCGGTTCAGGCGTAGGTGCTTTGGGCGTATTTGTTGGTTGTGAATACACCAACGACCAAGGTCAGCGTATCCAATCTCAATACTACCCAGCGGCAACCGCTAACGGTGGCGACATTGTGGCGTACGTTGTTGACGATCCTAACGTGTTGTTCCAAGCTGAGTTGGATGATACTGCTACTCAAACAATGGTAGGTACTAACACTACTTTTGCAGCAGTTCAGTCTACTTCAACTGGCTCAACTTCAACTGGTGTTTCTAGCTCTCAGTTAGACGCAACAGTGGCTACTACTGCTAAACCATTCAAAATTGTTGGTCTCAACGCTGATGAATCTACTACCGCAGTATTGGTTAAATTCAACCCAAGTTTCCACCGTTACACTAGTGACGCTGGTCTATAAGGAGTAAAGTAACATGGCAATTTCACGCGCCCAGCTACTCAAAGAACTCCTCCCGGGCCTCAACGCTTTGTTCGGCATGGAATATGGTCGTTACGGCGAAGAGCACAAGGAAATCTTTGAGACCGAGTCTTCTGATCGTTCATTTGAAGAAGAAACTAAACTTTCTGGCTTCGGTGCTGCACCGACTAAAGCGGAAGGTTCTGCAATTTCTTACGACAATGCGCAAGAAGCGTACACCGCTCGTTATAACCACGAAACCATCGCAATGGGCTTCGCAATTACTGAAGAAGCTGTTGAAGATAACTTGTATGACTCATTGTCATCTCGTTACACCAAAGCGTTGGCTCGCGGTATGGCATACACCAAGCAAGTTAAAGCTGCATCTGTTTTAAATAACGGCTTCAACTCTAGCTACGCTGGTGGTGACGGCAAAGAGTTGTTCGCAACTGACCACCCATTGGTCAACGGCGGCACTAACTCTAACGAGCCTGCAACCGCAGCAGACCTCAATGAGACTTCATTGGAAGCAGCAGTAATTCAGATTGCTGGCTGGACCGATGAGCGTGGCTTGTTGATCGCTGCTAAGCCTAAGAAGTTGATCCTGCCTCCAAACTTGATGTTTGTTGCAGAGCGTCTGTTGAAGACCGACGGTCGTGTTGGCACTGCTGACAACGATATCAATGCAATCGCGAACATGGGTGCAATCCCGGGTGGTTACACTATTAACCACTTCTTGACCGACGACGATGCGTGGTTCTTGACCACTGACATTCCAAACGGTCTGAAGCACTTTGTTCGTGCAGCTATGTCAACTGGCATGGACGGCGATTTCGATACTGGTAACGTACGTTACAAGGCTCGTGAGCGTTATTCGTTCGGCTGGTCTGATCCACTAGGTATCTTCGGATCACCGGGTGCATAAGCTTAGGCTTATATAGCAAGAGGGGTCTTCGGACCCCTTTTTATTTACTAAAGTATGTGCTAAAAAGAAACGGTACAATTTGTATAGATTCCTGTTTTTAGCTAATTCAGGAAGTTGACGCCGGACACGGCAGGAGCAAAACATGGCAGCTACTAATTTCTCAGGTCCAGTTGTATCAACTGGCGGTTTTACCGGTGACGTAACCGGCACTATTACCCTCACTTCTACTGTTACAGCATCACTTCCAGCGGCTGCTTCTAGCACTGGTCAGATGTACATCATCACTGACAATGGCGCAGGCGATGACGAATTTGCATTGGTTGTTAGCGACGGTTCTGCTTGGGTTAAAGTTACTACCACAGCATTGACCTAATAGGAGACCGACATGGGTATGCGCTCAGATGGTAAGTCAACTACGTTGACATCAAGTGGCGCGGTCTTTGGCGGTCCTGCACGTATTGCATCAATCTACTATGTAGCTAGTGGCACTGCGGGCAGTATTATTGTCAACGACGGCGGCTCAGGCGGTGGTGCGGTATTAACTATCGCTACTCCTGCATCAGCTACCACTACGCAGTTCCTTGACTTTTCGGATAATCCGATTCGTTGTGAGACAGATGCGTATGGTACATTGAGCAATGTAACTTCAGTTACTTTTGTGTATGTATAAGTATGGCTGTATCAAGTACGACAACTTGGACACTCGATGCTGCTGAAGTAATCGAAGAAGCGTACGAGCGTTGTGGTTTAGAACCTCGTACCGGCTATCATGCGCAAACTGCGCGTCGTAGTATGAACCTGCTTTTAGCTGATTGGGCTAATCGTGGGATTCATCTATGGATGATAGCTTCAGTATCAGAAGCGTTAACTGCAAGTACGGCTAGTTATACGCTTGATGCTGATATTATCGATATAATGGATGTTGTTATTCGACGTGATGGAACTGATTATTCATTAGAGCGTATTGCTAGAAATGAATATCAAAACTTACCGGTAAAAACAACTGAAGGTCGTCCTACACAATATTGGGTAGATCGTCAGCGTTTAGCACCGGTTATCCATTTGTACCCAACACCTGAAAACTCAACAGACACTTTACGCTTCTATAAGATGGCGCGAATGGACGATATCAACGCTGCGGTAAATAACGCAGACGTGCCATATCGTTTTTTACCGGCATTAACTTCAGGTCTTGCGTATTACCTTGCGGTAAAGCGTGCACCTGAAAGAGTAGAGATGCTAAAAGCCTTGTACGAAGAAGATATGGTGAGAGCTGAGCAGATGGATCGTGATGATACTAACTTACGGGTAGTTCCTAGTCTGCGAGGTTACTAATGGCGTTTGCAATCGGAAAACACGCTATTGCAATATGCGACAGATGTGGATTTCAAGTTCCTTATCTATCGCTAAAGCTAGAATGGAACGGAAGTAGAGTATGCTCAAATTGTTTTGAGTCTAAGCATCCTCAACTTGAACCACGTGCTAAACGTGCCGATCCTGAAGCTCTTAGACATGCACGTCCGGCTCCAGATGAAGACCCGGTAAGCGCAGCTGATGCAGCGGCTTATCAGGCATATTTAAATAGTAGGCAGTGATGGCAGGTTATACTTACACAACGCTGAAACAAGCTATACAAGATTATACGGACAACCAAGAAACGACGTTCGTCAATAATCTAGATAACATCATCAGAAACGCTGAAGAGCGTATTTTGAAAACAATTCCGTTAGAGACGTTTCGTAAAAATGCGTCTGCAACGATGACAGCAAGTAACCAATATCTTAACAAACCTAGCGACTGGTTAGTTACGTACTCTGTTTCAATAGTTGTTAGCGGAACGCGTAAGTTTTTGCAGAATAAAGACGTTAACTTTATTCAAGACTATTGGCCTACTGCGGCGTCTACAGGTGAGCCTGTATACTACGCAGACTTTGATGTTAGTAAATTCATCATTGCGCCAACTCCGAGCAGTGCTTATCCGCTAGAGATTGAATACTATTATCGCCCAACCTCGCTTGTAGATGCTGCTAGTGGTACGACATGGCTTAGTCAAAATGCAGGACCGGCTATGTTGTTTTCCTGTTTAGCTGAAGCTTATATGTTCATTAAAGGTGAACCTGACATGATTCAGGTTTATGAGCAAAAGTTCCAAGAGTCTTTACAGAATCTCGGCGTATTTTCTCAAATTGAAGGCATTGATTTCTTACGTAGGACATCCGCGTAGTGTTTGAAGTTAAAGTACAAACAACAAACAACCGGGGTTTTACCCCCGAAGAGCTTGCTGAGCAGGCTTTAGAAAAAATTGTGTCGGTGTCTGATCACGCTGATCCAGTTGTGCGTGAGCAAGCACGCGCATTTCAAGATCGTATTCGTCAGGTGTTAGTTCATTATTTGAAGCAGGCAGCTACGAGCGACAGAACAACGGTTTGTGCGGCACTTAGTGCGGCAGGCCACCCTAAACTATCTGAAATGATTCGGAGGCTCTAATGGCTATTACTCAGGCTATGTGCACAAGCTTCAAACAGGAGCTTCTGACCGGCACACATGACTTTACTAACTCAACTGGAGATACGTTTAAAATTGCGTTGTACACCAGTTCAGCAACTTTAGGTGCAACTACTACTGCGTATGCTGCGACTAACGAAGTATCTGGTACAGGCTACACCGCTCTAGGTAACACTCTTACTTCAATTACACCTACTACTTCAGGCACCACAGCTTATTGTGACTTTTCTGATACCACTTGGTCTTCAGCAACAGTTACAGCTAACGGTGCATTAATTTATAACAGTAGTAAGTCTAATAAAGCAGTAGCTGTATTGGCGTTTGGTGGGGATAAGACTTCTACCAATGGCGACTTCACTATTCAGTTTCCAACAGCTGACGCTTCTAACGCGATAATCCGTATCGCTTAATACAATGGCGTCGTCTACAGAATACGTCGGTTGGGGTCGAGCAACGTGGGGCCAAGCGTCCTACGGGCAAGACATCACTGTCGTTTTTGTAGATGGTAATTCGGCTACAGCCTCAGTAGGGGCTGAAACTGTAACCGCTAACGCGGTTTTATCTGTATCTGGGGTAGCAGGAACTACGTCACTAGGCGCAGAAACTGCTGTTGCTCCTGCGCTTGTAGAAGTTACTGGTGTCGCAGCTACTGGCGCTATTGGTAGCGAAACAGTCGTTGAAGGCGTTGGTGCTGTATTTAGTGTAACCGGCGTTGCAGGTACGGGTGTAATTGGCGAAGAAACTATCATCGCCAAAGCAGTGTTCGATGTTACAGGTGTTGCAGGTACTACCGCTCTAGGCAGTGAAACAGTTACCGCTAATGCTGATGTTAGTGTAACTGGCGTTGCAGGTACTACATCGCTAGGTAGCCAGAGCTTAGTTACTAACAACAACTTATCTGCGACTGGGCTTGAAGCTACAGGCACTATCGGAACTTCGGTTGTAGCCGCAGCAGCTAGCGTGACCGTAACAGGCGTTGCAGGAACCACAGCTCTAGGCGCAGAAACTGTTGTGGCTAAAGCAGTAGTAGAGCCTACGGGCGTATCAGCTACCGCTAATTTAGGCGCTGAAACAGTTGTTGCGAAGGCAGTTCTTACCTTAACGGGCGTGTCTGCAACAGCTACACTAGCGTCAATAACTCAGAAAACGGTTAACCGAGTACAAGTTACAAGTGTTACCGCAAGGGGTTATTTAGGCGCAGAAGATTTAATATCTAAAGCTGTTGTCAATTTAACTGGCGTTACAGCTTCAGGTTCTGTAGGAAACGTTTTTGTTTGGGATCTACCGAGCATAACTGATCCGGCGACTTCTTACACAGAAATAGGTACCGATGCACCTGAAACTACGTATAATGAAGTGGGCACATCTGTACCAGATACAGATTGGACCGACATAGCGGCTTAATTGGAGCTTAAAGATGGCAAGTACATACTCAAATACTGGTATTGAACTCATCGCGGACGGTGAACAGTCCGGTACTTGGGGACAAACTACCAACCTAAACTGGCAGATTATCGAGGAGCTTGCTTCTGGTATCGTGTCGGTTGCGTTATCTGCGACTACTTATACGCTGACCACTACTGACGGTGCGTCATCTGAGGGTCGTCACGCGGTTATCAAATTCACAGGTTCGCCCGGCGGCGCTTGTACAGTCACTATTTCACCTAATGACATGCAAAAGGTCTACTGGGTCGTTAACGGCTCTGACCAGTCAGTTATCTTATCTCAGGGTTCTGGCGCAAATGTCACTATTTTGTCGGGCAATACCACAGCAGTTTACTGTGACGGTGCCGGTGCCGGTGCTGCGGTTACTGAGCTTTCAGCGGGTATTGACTTAGATACTATTGTTTCAAAAACCTCAACAACAGGTTCAGCAATCTTACCTTCTGGTACTACGGCTGAGCGCGATGGTTCACCTGCTGCGGGTTATTTGCGTTGGAACAGTACTGAAGGTTCAGCTGAAGTTTACGACGGTTCTGACTGGGGTTCAGTTGGCGGCGGCGGTGCGGCAGAGACCGTGTACGTTGAACACGCGCATACATTGGCAGCGAACTCTGAAATCGCCAGTGGCAACAACGCAGTTTCTAGTGGACCAATTACTATTAGTACAGGCTACTCGGTTACTGTACCGTCAGGCTCTATTTGGACAATTGTATAAGGAAGACCCATGAGTAAGGTAAAAATCCAAGGTAACGCAAGCGGTACAGGTACTCTTACTGTTGCGGCTCCTAACACAAACACTGATCGTTCTATTACGTTGCCAGATGGCGCAGGTGAACTTGTAGTTGTAGACGGCTCAGGAAACATAAGTAATAGCAATATTGCGTCAACTGGTAAAGCCATTGCTATGGCTATCGTATTCGGAGGCTAATAATGGCTGCACCAAACATTGTAAACGTAAGCACGATTACTGGTAAGACTGCGGTTCAAGCCGTAGGTACATCAGCAACTGCTATTGTCACTAACTCAGCAGCGAGCGGTAAGGTATTCAAGGTTAATGCTTTATACGTTTCTAACGTAGACGGCACTAACAATGCTGAAATCAACGTAGACTTGTATCGCTCATCTACTGCTTATCACATCGGCAAGACTATCGTGGTTCCTGCTGACGCAACTCTGGACGTGATTAGTAAAGCAATCTACCTCGAAGAAGGTGACACATTACGCCTAACCGCTAATGCTGCATCTGACCTTGAGGCTGTTTGTTCATACGAAGAAATATCATAAATGG